CATTAAGAGCGATCCAGCCTCAACTGGTTCAGCAATGGGAAGAAGCATTCAGTAAGATCGTTAAGGAGTTTAACTAATGGCAGGTAGTAGAACCCTTAAACTCTCCATCCTCGCAGATGTTGATGACCTTAGAAAGAAGCTCGATACTGGAGCCAATGAGGTTCAAGGCTTTGGAGACAAACTCACAAAGTTTGGCAAAGTAGCAGGCGCAGCGTTTCTTGCTGCTGGCGCTGCTGCTGCTGCCTATGCTGGCAAGTTAGCCATTGACGGAGTCAAGGCTGCCATTGAAGATGAAGCTGCACAGATTAGACTTGCTGGAGCATTAGAGCGAGCCACAGGCGCAACTGAGAAGCAGATTAAAGTTACAGAGGATCAGATCCTCAAACTATCTTTAGCAACAGGTGTTGCAGACGATAGCCTTCGCCCAGCCCTAAGCCGTTTAGCCGTAGCAACTGGAGATGTCGGTAAGGCTCAGGAATTACTTAGCCTTGCGTTAGATATATCTGCTCAGACAGGTAAGCCACTAGAAGCAGTCTCTAATGCTCTTGGTAAGGCGTATGAGGGCAATACAGCCTCTCTTGGTCGCTTGGGTATAGGACTGAGTGCAGCAGAGCTTAAGACCATGTCATTTCAAGAGGTACAGGGCAAACTCTCTGATCTATTCGGTGGGGCTGCCGCTGCCAATGCTGAGACTTATCAGGGGCGCATCGATCGCCTTCGCGTGGCATTTGATGAAGCCAAAGAAGGTATCGGAGAAAGACTCCTACCTGTAATTGAAAGCCTAGTCAATATCATTGTCAATAAAGTTGTGCCTAACCTTGGCAAGTTCGCTGAACTGTTCAAGCCAATCACAGATGCCGTTATGCGTAACAAAGAGACATTCAAAGAGTTCGGTCAATTTCTAGTCGATTACGTAGTGCCAGTCCTAGTCGTGACATTAGGCGGTGCACTCAAGGTAGTTGGCAAGATTGCCGGTGGAATCATTGACATCATCGCAGATGTAATCTCAGGTATTACTAAGGCTGTTCAGGTTGCAGTAAATGCAATCAATACAATTATCAAGGCTTATAACGCTATACCAATTTTGCCTAACATTCCGCTTATCGGCGGTACTGCTACTCCTTCTACTAGACTTCCAGCAAGTGGACCAGATGCAGCAAGAGCAGGTGCAATCAACATTACAGTCAATGGCGCAGTCGATTCTGCTGGCACAGCTCGTCAAATTGCAGCCTTGCTTGGCAAAGAGGCAAATACAGCAGGTTCGTTTAACTCTCTCGGATTGAGTACATTCGGCGGATGACCTGGAATCCTAATTGCACAGTTATAGTCGATGGGGTTGATTTTAGCTCTAAGACTATTAACTCAGTCTCTATAACTTATGGGCGCACTTCCTACTGGGAGCAGGCTCGCGCTGGCTATTCGACTATTGAAATTGTTAATTGGGATAATGAAGATTACGCATTTGAGATCAATGATGAAGTCTCTGTCACAGTAGACAACGCATCGGCAACTGCTCGGACAGTATTTACTGGCAAGGTTACGAATATTGCTTCCCAGATGGTTGCAGTCGGTTCGGTTCAAGAAGTGGCGGTCATCACACTTACAGCAGTCGGTCCATTTGCTGGCATGTCTCGTAAGTTAATCGGCTCTAGCGGATTTGTTAAAGAGCTTGATTCAGACCGCATGGATCAGATATTTACCGATGCTGGGGTTTCAATTGATGTGGTCGATACTCCAGGCATCTATGAACTCACCTCAGTTTCAGCCTTTAGAATAGATGCTTACACCACAGCTGCTAAATATGCTCAAATGGCTAATGGCTACATTTATGAGACTCCACAGGGTGAAGTCGGCTTTGCTAATGAGTCCAGACGAAGCATCGATGTTGCTGCCAATGGCTATATGGAGATTCCAGAGAACTACATCCTTTGGCGTTCGGTATCCTCAAATAAGAGCCTTGGGGACATCCTCAACTCAATCACTTTAAGTTACAAAGCCAATGCCACAGTAACAGCCTCAGATGCCACCTCAGAAGCCCTGTACGGTCCTTTAGGGGCGAGTATAGCCACCGAGTTAGAACATATGTCAGAGGCTCAGTCCTTGGCTGATAAGTACGTTGGACTGCGTTCTGTGCCACGTCTAAATATGTCATCCTTTACGATCCAGTTAGATTCGCCTAATATCTCATCGGCTGACCTTGATGATCTGCTTCAGATGAACATGGGTAAGGCAGTCTCAATCTCAGGGCTTCCAGTCCCACTTATCCCAAATAACTATTACGGCTTTGTTGAAGGCTGGAATCTAGCCGTCTCACGCAATCAAGCCGTTATCTCACTTACAACCAGCGAATCCTCGTACTCAATCCAGCCTACACGTTGGCAGGATGTATCTCCTACGCTTGCATGGAATGCGGTGGGTGCTGCGGTACAATGGGTTACATACGACTAAGGGGCAACTATGGCAACGACAACTAACTTTGGCTGGGTCACTCCAGACGATACAGCATTGGTCAAGAATGGTGCTTCGGCTATCCGTACCCTTGGTTCATCAGCTGACAGCACAGTCCAAGATCAAATAATCGCTTCATTGATGGGAGCTTACTAATGGCAAATACACCTAAAGTCCTTTTCAGAGGAGCCGCAACTACTACTCTGACCACAACCCTTTACACGACTCCAAGTGCCACGACAACAATCGTGACTAACGTGGTCGTTACTAATACCAGCGCAACAAGCAAGACTTTCACTCTTTCACTTGATGGAGTTAAGTTTGCAGATGCCGTAACGATTAATGCCAACTCACTTGTTACCTTCGATGTCAAGCAGGTGCTAGTGGCAACAGATACCATTCAAGGCGGAGCATCTACTACAGATGTCACTTTCCACATTTGTGGAATGGAGATCGCATAATGGCTATTTCAGCATTTCCGCCATTAGGCGCAGAGACATGGACAGAGGTAGCAACATCAAGTCCTACATCTGGGTCAGTCGTAACATTCTCATCGTTGGCAACTGCTAACAAGTTTCGTATTGTGGGCTTCAATGTAAAATCCACTTCATCATCTGGTGCTGCGCTTTTGACAATCAATAACGATACAGGCAATTCATACGCTGTAGGTTACGATGTTAGCGGCTCTGTTGCTGAGACAAGTGTCCAGTTTGGTTTTGATTCCAATGGATTTTCGTTTGACCTTACCTTTGATTCTGCTAACCAAACAATTTACAAAAAGGGCACAGGATTCTCACCGGGTGGCGGAGACCCACGCAATAACTACAACGTGACTTGGGCTAATACTGCTGCAATCACTCGCTTTGATTTAACCTTATCAGCAGGCACATTTACAGCAGGAACCATCAAGGTATTTGCTGCGTAATGAGACCAAGGCTAAGCAAATCTGGAATTCAATTAAGAGAGCAGATCGATGACTGTTTCCCAGATAGAGATCGAGCTTCCGATGGGTGGATCGGTGATTCCAAACACGCTACGCGCAAGTCTGATCACAATCCAGATGCTCAGGGATGGGTACGCGCCATCGACATTGACTCTGACCTCGACCGAGCAAAAGGAACTTCCGTATATCTTGCAGATCAGCTTCGAGAATATGCGAAATCCACTAGACGAATTACTTACATTATCCACATGGGCAAAATCTGCTCACGAAAGACCTTTTGGCGATGGGTTAAGTACACAGGATTTAACAAGCACACAGCGCATATTCACGTCTCGTTTGACAAGAGTGCGGACAATGATTCGTCGTTTTTTCAGATTCCAATGCTCGGAGGCAAATAATGGCTAGAGTAACAATTAGCTCTAATAACCTATTTCCAGGTCCTAGAGGACAACAAGGTCCAGCAGGACCAGCGGGCGGTCCAGAAGGACCACAAGGACCACAAGGACCACAGGGTGAAGTCGGTCCACAAGGTCCTCAAGGTATTCAAGGTCCAGCAGGTCCAACAGGTGCAGGTGGCGCACAAGGTGCTAAAGGTGAAACTGGAAACACAGGCGCAGCAGGTGAGCGCGGTCCACAGGGTGATCCTGGTCCTAAAGGCGATACAGGTGCTACTGGTCCAACAGGTCCGCAAGGGCCAAAGGGAGACACAGGAGACACAGGTCCAGCAGGTCCTACTGGAGCGACTGGTCCAAAGGGCGATAAGGGCGATACAGGTGCTACTGGTCCTCAAGGTCCTCAGGGTATTCAAGGCGTAAAAGGCGATACTGGAGATACAGGACCTACTGGCGCGACAGGCGCAACTGGAGCAACAGGCGCAGGTGTAGCTGCTGGCGGTACTGCTGGTCAAGTCTTATCAAAGATCGACTCAACAGATTACAACACTCAATGGACTACGCCTTCAAGCGGTGGCGGTAATTCACTAGAGCCATTGGATTTTATTAGCGGTCGGTATTACACACTTCCATTTACGGGCTCTGCTAATAACATACTTGGAGTTAATATAACTCGTTACATCCCATTTTTTGTTTCCGAAACAACTACATTTGACCGCATAGCAATTACCTCAGGTAGCGGCTTTTCAGGTTCAGCGGTTGTTAGATTAGGTATTTATAATAATACAGGCGGCTTACCAGACACGGTTTTGCTTGATGCAGGAACAGTCTCCCCAACAGCAAATAACACAAATTACATCATTACTATC